CTAGAAAATTCACATAATAACGCAGCGGCCCAACATCATCGCTACCGCAATACCCCTGCCGGCCGATTGTGGCATGCGTTAGCGCATGGCTCGAGGTGGAGCAGGAGTGGAGCGCCACCGGAACACCAGGCGAGGGATACAACCGTGGGTTTGAGAGGCAAAGGCGCCAATCCGCTGGCAAAGCGGGTTTTCATCGCCCGCAATGCGCTCGAGGAGGAGGCGAGGCGTGCCGAGGTGGAGGCCATCACCAGGCCGCTGGTGGAACCGTGGACAGCGCCGGATCTCACCAGGAGCGAGCGCGTCATCCGGTTTTGCGAGGGGCTGCGCATCACATCGGGCGGGGATGCCGGCGAGTTGATGGTGCTGCGGCCGTGGCAACGCGAATTCATCGAGGCGCTCTATGCCGTCAATGCTGACGGGCTGCGCCTGGTGCGCACCGCGGTGCTTTCGATGGGCCGCAAGAATGGCAAGACGCAGCTCGCTGCGATGCTGGCGCTCGCGCACCTGCTCGGGCCGGAGGCCGAAAGCCGCGGCGAGGTTTATTCGTGTGCGAACGACCGTTTCCAGGCCTCGAAGATCTTTGCCGAAATGGTGGCGCTCATTGCCGGCAACCCCGACCTGGTCGACCGCGTCAACATTGTTCGCTTCAAAAAGGAAATTGAGGATCTCAAATCGGGATCGTTTTACGCCGCGCTCACCGCCGAGGCGAAAACGAAAATGGGGCTCAATCCATCTTTCATCATTTACGATGAGCTAGGGCAGGCGGCCAACCGGCACCTGTACGATGCGATGGACTCCGCGATGGGTGCGCGCAAAGAGCCGCTGCTGCTGGTTATCAGCACGCAGGCCGCGGATGATTTCGCGCCAATGTCGCAGCTTGTCGACTATGGGATCAAGGTGAATGAGGGCGACATTGTAGATCCATCATTTCACCTGACGTTGCACGCGGCGCCGATCGAGCTGGATCCGTGGTTGCCGGAAACCTGGTCGCTGGCCAATCCGGCGCTCGGCGATTTCCGTTCGCTGCCCGATGTCGAGCGCCTGGCGCAGCAAGCGCAGCGCATGCCGGCGCAGGAAAACAGTTTCCGCAACCTCATCCTGAATCAGCGGGTGAGCGCGCACACGAAATTCATTGAGCGCAGCGAGTGGAACGCCTGCGCCGATGTGCCGATCATTCCATCGGGTGCAAAGATCTATATCGGGCTCGACCTCGGCTCGACGCGGGACATGAGCGCGCTGGTGATGATCCACCAGGACATCGACGGGGTGTTTCATGTCATCCCCGAATTCTGGTTGCCGGGCGACATTGGCGAGCGCAGCGACCACGACCACGCGCCGTATGATGTTTGGGTGCGCGAGGGCCTGATAACGCCGGTGGGCAAGACCACGGATCCGGCATTGCTGGCGCTGCGGGTGGCCGAGCTTTCGCGCGACTATCAATTGATGACGCTGGCATTCGATCGGTGGCGCATCAATGATTTCAAGCGCGAGCTAGACGCCATCGGCTGCGATGTGACTCTGGTCGAGCACGGCCAGGGCTACAAGGACATGAGCCCGGCGGTGGACGTGCTCGAGCGCATGGTGCTCAACCGGCGCATTCGGCACGGTGGCAACCCGGTGCTGCAGGCATGTGTTGCGAATGCGGTGGTGAGCCGGGATCCGACCGGCGGCCGCAAGCTCGACAAGGCGAAATCAACCGGACGCATCGACGGCCTGGTGGCCATGGCGATGGCGTTCTCAATCGCGCTCATCAAAAACGAGGGCGAGATCGATATTGCCAGCATGATCGGGTGAGTCATGCGCGAGTGTGTTATTCGCATCAAACGACCAGGACGGCGGCCCATCCGCACAACGCCATGGGTGGCGGGCCTCATCTTTATCAAGATTGACGGCGTTCTGATTCCTGTGCGTGGCCATATTCGCAAAACCCGCCGCGGTTTTATCGAAATCCGCGATCCATTCACCGGGTGAACCATGTTTGAGGGTGGCGAGCTGGCGCGGCCCGAGCTGCCGCGACCGACCTGCAGAGTGGTGCTGGTGTGCGGGCCGCCTGGCGCCGGCAAAACCACCTACGTGCAGGAGCGTGCGCGGCCGGCCGACATCGTCATCGATCTAGATTTGATTGCGGATGAGTGGGGCATCGGGCGCGATCGGCCGAGCTACCTGGTGGGCGAGCTGCTCGAGGAGCGCAACAACCGCCTGGCTGCGCTCGCCGGCGAGCCGGCCGACCGCCTGGCCTACGTGGTGCTCACGGCGCCCTCGCATCGGCTGCGCGCCTGGTGGTGCCAGCAGCTCGGCGTGCGCGCCTGCGACCTCATCCTCCTGGTGCCGCCGCGGGCCGAAATTTATCGCCGCATCATGAACGATCCCGAGCGCATCGCCGTGCGGGCGCTGCACCTGCAGCTCGCGGCGAAATGGTTCAAGCTCGAGGCCGCCAACGATCCCGGCGTGATGCGCCGCGGTGTCGATGCGCAGGGCAATCCGACCGATCCGCTGCATGCGTGGAATCGATGATATGAGCAACCTACCGCGCGACACCTATCACCAGCATCTATACCCGCGGCTGCGCGGCTATTCGCTCGGCGATGACGGCGAGGTGACGGTGCACCTATCGCTCGGCCTGCCGTGCTGCGGGCTGGATCTCCTGGTCGAGCATCCGCCGACCATGACGGCGCTCGAGCTTTATCGAATCGCCGGGGAATTCCTCGAGCTGCGGCAGCGGGTGCGCGCATTGCCGAGCTTTAACGTTTGCGCGTTGCCGCCGCGATGACAACGCTCGCCGACCTCATCGCGCGCAAAGCTGAAATTGACCAGCTCGGCAACAACCAGCAGCAATTCACCGCGCGGTTTCGCTGGCTGCTCGAGGCGGTCGAGCACCTGCTGCGGCTCGAGCAGGAGCGGCGCAAGTGAAGGGCGCCGCAGGGTAACCACAACGAAAACCCCGCGGCGCCCGAGGCCGGCTATTCGGTGCGGCGGAAAGCGCGGCCGGGCGCAAAGCAATCCCAACCGAGGACGATTCGCAATGGAACCGATGCCATTCCGGCGGCCGGTCGCGGCCGAATCCCCAACAATCATTTCCCTGGCTCGGGCCATCGTGGCGCAGGCCTACACCCGTTTCGACCGCGACACCCGCGCCGCCGACTATGCGGCTGCGGCCTGGCCGAACGATGCCAGCGTGCCGGTGGTGCTGCGCGCTGCGGTCAATCCGACATTGACCAGCAACGCCGCGGCGCTGGTGCCGATGACGGTGCAATTCGTCGAGGCGCTCGGCCCGCTCTCGGCGGCCGGCGAGCTGGTCAACCGCGGGATCTCGCTCACCTCATTCGGCCGCGGCTCGGTGATGGTGCCGGGCTTTGCGCCAGGTGAGTCAACATTCATCGCCGAGGGCGCGCCGATCCCGGTCAAGCAATTCGCCAGCTCGGGGCCAACGCTCACGCCCAACAAGCTCGCCAGCATCCTGGTGCTCACCGCCGAGCTTATGGATTACAGCAACGCCGACACGCTCATGCGCGCGGCGCTCACCGAAAGCGTGGCGGTAGGGCTCGACAAGGTTTTGTTTTCCAACCAGGCGGCGGTGCCTGGCCTGCATCCGGCCGGCATTCTCAACGGCATTGCTGCGCTCACGCCGACCTCGACGGCCGGCGGCAAGGGCGATGCGATGGCGAGCGATGTGGAATTGCTGCTCACCGCGATTGCGCCGGTGGCCGGCAGCGGGTGGATGGTTGTCGCTGCGGTGCCGCAAGCGGTGTCCTTGCAATTCCGGCTCGCGCAGCAGGTGCCGAACGTGGTGGCCAGCTCGGCGCTGGCGGCCGGCACGGTGATTGCGATTGCACCGCGCGCATTCGTTTCGGTCATCGAGGCGCCGCGTGTCGATTCATCGATCGAGGCGGTGCTGCATATGGACGATGCGCCGGCCGCGATTGCCAACGGCGGCGGTGTGGCGGCGCCCGCGCGCTCGCTGTTCCAGACTAACAGCGTGGGCCTGCGCGTCATCACGCCGGCATCGTGGGGCCTGCGCGCGCCGAATGCGGTGGCGTGGATGAGCGGAGTCAATTGGTGAGGTGAGGCCATGAAAACCAAACAGCCCGAGCCGGATGACGGCGAGTCGCATGATGATTTCATCGAGCGTTGCACCGGCGAGGGATTCGATGAATCCGAATGCGAAATAGCTTGGGAGGATCGCAGCGCGGGCGAGGTGGTGCACAAGGTGCACGCCGGTGAGGTCGATGGCAGCGAGTATGTGCTATCGGACGAAACGCCGGATCGCATGGGCGACATCATCCAGGCCGATGGGTGGAAGCTCGCGAATTTCAAACGCAATCCCATCGCGTTGTTTGGGCACCGTTCTGATTTCCCGATAGGTCGCTGGAAAAACCTACGTATCGAGGGCACCTCGCTGCGCGCTCACCTCGAGCTGGCGCCGGCCGGCACCTCCGACCGCATCGATGAGATCCGGCGCCTGGTCGACGCCGGGATCCTCAAAGCCACATCGGTTGGTTTCCGGCCGATCAAATATGCCGCGCTCGATCCCGAATCCCCATGGGACGGCACCCGATTCCTCGAGCAAGAGTTGGTTGAGACTTCGCTGGTGAGCGTGCCGGCAAACCCGAACGCGCTCGCCGTTGCGAAATCACTCGACATTTCCCGCGAGACTCTGGCGCTGGTTTTTGCCGGGCAAGGCAAACACGAAACCAGGCGCCAGGTGCCGCGCGGAGTCACCGGCGGGCAAGCCGATAAAGCAGCGCCTCACCGAAAGGGCAGGGCAATGAATACCAGTGAAAACATTCTCGAGCTGCAAGGACAGCTCAACGTGTTGAAAGACGGTTTGCAGCAACACCTCGACTCGCTCAACAACGATGACGTGAGCGACGATCAAATGAAAAAGACCGATGATTTTCATTTGAAGATCACGCGCAAAACCAAGCTGCTCGAGCAGTATGTGGCATCGGAAAAGGCGCTCGGCATCACCGCCTCGGGCAACGATGACTCCGTGCATGAGATCCGCATGCCTACCCGCACGGTGCCGAAAGTGAGCGACGGGATCCAGCGCGTGCCGGCGCAAGCCTCGACCTACAAGCCCGGCGATTACTTTTGGAAATCGCTAGTGGTGCTGGCAAAGGCCAGGAGCGAACGCTACGCGATGAAACCGCCGCTCGAGGTGATGCGCGAAACCGTGGGCGAAAACGAAAAGGTGCGCGCCGTCTATGACGCCATCGTGGGCAAGGCCGCGACCGTGCCGGCGCTCACCACCACCACCGGATGGGCGGCCGAGCTGGTGCAGATCGAGCGGCAGGCATTCATGGAGTCGCTGCAGCCGAAAGCGGTTTTCGGCCCGCTCGCCTCGCGCGGCCTGGCGTTCACGTTCGGCACCAATGGGATCATTTCGATTCCATCGCGCAACGCCACGCCCACCATCGCCGGCTCATTCGTGGGTGAGGGCGCGGCGATCCCGGTGCGGCAAGGCGCATTCTCGGCCATCACCATGACGCCAAAGAAAATGGCGGTTATCACCGTATTCTCGCGCGAGATCAGCGAGCATTCGGATCCCGCCATCGAGGGCCTGCTGCGCACGGCCATTAGCGAGGATACCGCGGTGGCCATCGACAGCGTGTTGATGGACGCCAACGCCGCAACCGCGGTGCGGCCGGCCGGGCTGCGCAACGGTGTGGCGACATTGACACCGACCGCGGGCGGCGGATTCACCGCGGTGCTCGGCGATGTCAAGCAGCTCTATGCCGCCCTGCAAACCATCACGCTCGGCAACGTGCGGGATCCGGTGTGGCTCATGCCGCCGGCCCTCGCGCTCGCGCTGACGTTGACGGTGTTGCCGAATGGCACATGGGCGTTTCCATCGGTGACGGTGGATGGCGGCTCGCTCGCCAACATCCCCATTATCGTTTCGCCGAACGTCACCGCTGACACGCTGTTCCTCATCGACGCCGCAGACTTCGTGACCTCGAGCGGCGGCGTGCGCGTGGACCTCTCCGATTCTGCCACGCTGCATATGGAGGACACGACTCCGGGGCCGATCGCCACCACCGGCACACCGAACGCGGTGGCCGCGCCGGTGCGCTCGCTCTATCAAACCGACACGCTCGCCATCCGAATGATAATGCCGCTCAATTGGGCATTCAGGCGAACGGGCATGCTGGCCTACGTCACCGGCGTGACCTGGAAATAATCAAACCGAATAGCGGCCGCGCCAAACAGCGCGGCCACGCGTTAACAGCGTGCGGGGATTCCCAACCGAAAGGAAACGGCCATGGCCGAAAGCACAGCAACCACCACCGCAAAAGAGCAGCTCGCGAAAGACTCCGAAGCCAGAAAGAAAATGGTCGAGGAGGCGGCCAAGCGAATGGAAACGGCAAAGCCAACACCGAGCCAGGATGAAAACGACCAGGCGCGCGTGGGCATCGACGTGAAAGACAAGGCCGACGATGGCAGCGGGCCAGAGGTCAAGCTGACGTTGCAGCGTGAGCAAACGGCCGACAAGCCGGCCGCCAGCTACAGCACCCGCCAAACCGAGCCAAAGAAACCGGCATGAGCAACGGCCGCGGATTGATATCGCGGATCCTGGCGCCCTTGGCCAAAGCGGTCGAGGGCGCCTATCGGCCTGGCCCATACTATCTGCCGCTCACCGGCGGATGGTTGCCCGATAGCGTTGGCAAAAATGTCAACTGGTGGCAGCTCGGCTATGATCCCATCGGGATCTCGAGCCAATCGGCCATGGTCGAGGCGTGCGTGTCGGCCTATTCGCAAACCGTGGCCATGTGCCCTGGCACGCATTGGCGATTGAAAAGCGACGGCGGCCGCGACCGCATCACCACCAGCGCATTGCATCGCATTCTGCGCCAGCCGAATGTTTATCAAACGATTTCCGATTTCCTATTGAACGGCGTGCGCTCGGTTTACCTCGAGGGCAATTGCTATGCGCTCGCGCTGCGCAATTCCCGGTTTGAGGTCGAGGAGCTGCACCTCATGGATTCGCGGCAGAGCTGGCCGCTCATCGCGGAAACCGGCGATGTGTTCTACCACCTGGCCGGCAATGATGTGATCGACAAGCAAACCGGCGGCAAGCCGCTCACCGTGCCGGCGCGCGATGTGCTGCACATCCGCCTGCACAGCGCCGACCGCAAGCGGCCTTATCCGCTTAAGGGTGAAACACCGTTGACGGCCGCAATCATGGACATGGCCGCCGGCAATGCCATTCAGCAGCAGCAGATCCAGTTTTATCTCAACCAGGCGCGGCCCTCGGCGGTGCTTTCGACCGACCAGGTGTTGCGGCCCGAGCAGGTGCAGCAGCTCCGGCAGGGATGGAATGAGCAGGCCAAGGGCCTCGAGGCCGGTTGCGGGCCAGGCGGCACGCCCATCCTCACCGCCGGCCTCAAGGTGGTGCCGTGGGGCACCGCCGGCAAAGATTCGCAGCTCGCCGAAATGGTGAAGATGAGCGACGAAAAGATCGCGCTCGCGTTTCGCATTCCCATGGCCATCCTCGGCGTGGGCGGTATGCAAACGTTCGGCTCAACCGAGATCTTGATGGGACAATGGATCTCATCGGGGCTCGGTTTTTGTTTGAATCACGTCGAGGAATCTTTCGGCCAACTATTCCAGCTCAAAGGCCAGCCCGAGGAGTATGTCGAATTTGACACCTCGGCGCTGCTGCGCTCGGCGTTCAAGGACCGCATCGACGGCCTGGTTAAGGCGGTGCAGGGCGGCGTGCTCTCGCCTAATGAGGCGCGCCTGCTCGAGGGATTCCCCAAGGTCGAATTCGGCGATGAGCCGCGGGTGCAGCAGCAGGTGGTGCCATTGAGCGCGGCCGCTGGAATCCCGCACACACCGCCAGCTCCTCGACCTGGTGCCGCGCCGCCGGCACCTGGCCCGGATGACAAGCCACCGCCGGCCGATGACAAGCCACCGCCGGAAAAATCGCGCAAGGATCTCCCCGATGCCCGAGCAATCCGCGCTGCTGCCGATCGATATGAACGGCGACGACTCATCGCCTGACTCGCTCGCGGACATCCTCGGCCAGGTGGTCGCGCAGGAGCGCGCGGCGTTTCGCAATGCGCGCGAGCTGCTCGAGGCGCAGGCCGCGGCCACGCTCGCCAACCTGCGCGCCGCCGAGGTCGAAACCCTGGCGCGCATCGAGCGCATGGTGGCCGAGCGCCTGGCGGTGGTGCGCGATGGCGAGCGCGGGCTGCAGGGCCAGGACGGTCAACCAGGGCCAGCCGGCGAGCGCGGCCCGCCAGGTGAGCGAGGGCAAGATGGCAAGCAAGGTGAGGCGGGACCGGCCGGCCCGGCAGGGCCAGCAGGCGAGCCCGGTGCTCGCGGCGATAAGGGCCTCGACGGTGTGGGCGGCACGGTCGGCCCGCAAGGCCCGCCTGGCCCGGCTGGCGAGCGTGGAGCGGCCGGCGAGCAAGGCCCGCTAGGGCCGGCAGGGCCGCGCGGTTTTGAAGGCCCACCAGGCCCGCGCGGGGCCGAGGGTGAGCTGCCGATCGCCAAGGCCTATGAGGCCGGCGCGGTGCAGTATGCCGGCGAGGTGGTGACGCACCTCGGTGCGACCTGGCAGGCCACACGCGACACCGGCCAGGCGCCGCCGCACCCGGATTTCGTTTGCCTGGCGGCCGCCGGCAAGGACGCCACCACGCCGCGGGTGCGCGGGCTGTGGGGCGAAAAGATCGAGCCGCCCTATCAGGCGCTCGATATCGTGGCGCTCAACGGCGGATCATTCATTGCCCGCAAAGATAATCCGGGGCCATGTCCTGGCGAGGGCTGGCAGCTCCTCGCCAGCCAGGGCCGCAACGGCAAGGCCGGCGAGCCCGGCGCCGCCGGCAAGGCCGGCGAGCGTGGCCCACAAGGCATCAAAGGGGATCCAGGCCCGCGCGTGGTGAGCTGGCGCATCGACCGCGCCACCTATCAGGCATTCGCGCGAATGGCCGATGGCACCGAAAGCGAGGCGCTCGAGCTGCGCCATCTATTCGAGCAATACCACCTCGAGCGAAACCAACCATGACACCGCAAGCGCAAACCATCCTGCGAGCTGCCCGCATTGCAGAGCTGAAAGCATCCGCCTCCTCGGTTGCTGCCCTCTGCAGGCCTCCGGCGGCCGTGGAATTGCCGCGCTCACGCGACGGCAACAGCGGCCGCCGGTTGCTCCTCCTGCTCCTGGCGCGCGAGCGCCGCCGCAATGCCCGCCTGGTGGCCGAGCTGATCCGATGAGCGAGCCTCTGGTTAACGTCATCACACCTGCAGCCGATGATGCGCTCGGGCTTATCAGCCTGGCGGATCTCAAAACGCTGCTCAAAATCGACACCGCCGACACGACCAACGATGCGCAATTGCAAATGGTCATCAACCAGAATTCGGCGATCCTGGCGAACAAGGCCAACCGATATCTAGGATGGGCAAAAGAAAAGGTGAGCGAGCGATGGTTTTGCGTGGGGCCGGTGTGCTGCCCGGATGGCGCGTGCAAGATCTGGCTCACGCATGCGCCGGTGAAGCTCACCGACATCGAAAGCATCGAGTCACCGCCCGGCACGCCGATCGATATAGGATCCATCCTGCTCGAGGAGTTGACCGGCAAAATCATTTTCCCCGGCGGCTGCAGCAGCGAGATCTTAATCACCTATACCGGCGGCTACAGTCTCCCCGAGGAGGCGCCTTTGGATCTGCAGCAGGCCGCCGGCCTCATGGTGCAGCAATTCCAAACGCAGGCGGCGCAGGCCGCCACCGGCGGATCCGGCGTGCGCCTCCTGGCGCACAAAGAATCCCGCATCATGTATTTCTCGCCCAAGGACATGGCCGGCGGCAACGGCTCGAGCAGCTCGAGCATGGGCGCAACGCTATCGGAATCTGCCGTCAACAATCTGCTGAAAAAATATACCCGGTATTGGATCTAGGATGGCGCTCGAGATCAAAGTCGATGTGAAGATCGCCAACTATCGCGACATCATCAAAGCCGCGGCCGACGACATGGCCAAAAGCATGCTGCTGCGCGCGCAGCTCGATGTTGCCAGCGTGGGCCGGCGGTTTATCAAAGGGATCCGGGTGCCGGTGAAACGCATCACCGGCGGCTATGACGTGCAAATCCTGCAAACGCCTGCATACAGCAAGGTTTACGAATTCGGCGGGGTGAGCAAAGGCAAGCCGATGCTGTGGATCCCGCTGCAGCGCGGCCGGCGCACGCGGGCGAAAAAACGCAAGGGCAAGCTGTTCCGGCCGAGGGGCCGCAACGTGCTCATGAACCGGAAAACCGGAAAGGTGGAATTCATCGGCGTGCCCTCGGTGACGCATCAACGGCGCACGCACCTGCGCCGCATCGCCAGCGAGGAGGCCGCCAAATTCACGCAACGCATTAAGCAGCTCATCCGGGTGTGAGCCGTGGCCCTGAATTTCTCCGAAAACCTGTACGGCATCATCTGGGACGTGATGACCAGGCCGATGACGGTGACGCCGCAGGTGAGCCAGCCGGCGGCGCCGGCCTATAGCGGGCGCTGCTATTTCGACACCAAGGAAAACGACATCCTGACCGAGGACGGTGGGATCTTTTCCGACAGTAAAACATTCATCGACATCCGCCTGGCCGAATTCCCGGTGATGCCGATGCAGGGCGACCTCATCGAGATCCCGTTTCATGAAGGCGTGCCCGGCGGATCCTATGAGGTGCTCGACCTCACCGGCAAAGGCAATGCTGGCGGCATCATCACCATGATTTTGCGCGAGGTGAAGGCGCCGACCGTTTACCAGGGCTTTCCGCCATGACCGTGCTCACGCCCGACCTGGTGCCGAACGTCAACAGCGATTCCTATTTCATCCGCCGCGGCTGGCTCGCGCGGCTGCAATTGATCCCGCCATTCAACGCCGCGGCCAAGGTCACCCGCACCAACGCCAGGCCCACGCAGGTGGAACACATCCCATTCCTCGGCTGCTATTTCATGAACGAAAACGGCGGGCCGGATGGGGATCCGAATGTCGGCGAGCCGCGATTTGTAAACACGCTCAAGCTCGGGTTTTCTTGGATCATTCTCAACAACGATCCCGAGGCCGCCGAGGACAAGCTCGACCAGGCGCATTGGGCGTTCATGAAGCTGCTGCACGATCCGGCGTGGAAAGATTTCGACAACGGGATCGTGGTTGAGGCCATCACCGAATTCTCGCGCGATACCGAATTCGGCAACCTGGCGCACAACAATGAGACGCCGATCGCCGAGCTGCGGATGGAAATCACGCTAGTGCACCGCACCTATTTCAATCCGATTATCGATGACGCATTCGAGGTGCTGCACATGACCACCAGCCAGGCCGGCGACGATCCGGCCGCGGTGCGGCCCATCATCACCGTTCTGAATCTGCCGCAGTAAACGGCCCGCCGCGAGGCGCGCCATTCCTCTCAATGGAGCGAAAGCCATGGTCAACATCGCAATGAAAATGAATCCGCTCACCGGGCGCGAGCGGGCCACCGATGCCGATTTCGATGAGGGCCGGCGAGTGGTGCGCGTGCTGCCGAAGAATGAGCAGATCCGCAAGTATCTCAAACATCACCCCTCGCGCGTTGGTTTCCTCGCCGAGGGCTCGGCCGAATGGCCTAACGATGTGTTTACAAAACGCCGCATTGCGGACGGCGATGTGAGCATTGCACCAGCCGAGCCGGCGGCCGGCGAGCAGAAGGTGCTCGAGCAGAAGGCCGCCGAGCCCAAACCTATCGACAAGAGCGGCGCCAAGGCCGCCAATCCAAAACCCACCGAATAGGCGCCCGCGCGCCTTTATCTGAAACGGCCCGCCGCGGGACCACGGCCGCTCGGCCCGACGTGAGTCGCGCCATTCCGTCAATGGAGGTTCCACTATGCCTATCAGCTATGACAACATTCCAGCTCAATGGCGCATGCCTCTCTTTTGGGCCGAGGTGGATCCGTCAATGGCGGGCCTGCCGATCGTGCGGCAACCCGCGCTCATTGTCGGCACCATGATGCTATCGACCAAAGAGGTGAGCGCGGCCGCGGTCGCTTCCGGCGGCACCGGCTACACCGTGGGCGACACCGTCAACCTCGGCAACGGCGTGGTGCTCACCGTGGGCACCGTGGCCGCTGGCGTTGTCACCGCAGCAACCGTGACCAACGCCGGCAACGTGGCGAGTGGGGCGGTGCCGAGCAATCCGGTGGCCGCAGTCTCGAGCAGCGGCGCAGGTGTCAACGCCTACTTTAATCTGACATGGGCCGATGACGTGGTGGTGCCGGGCTCGGGCCTCGGTGTTCCGAACGTGCCGATTCCCGTTGGCACGCAAATGCAGGCCGACCGCCTGGCCGGCCAGGGCAGCGAGCTGGCCTCGATGGTGGCGGCATTCCTGGCGAACAATTTCGCGCAAGAAATGTGGTGCCTGCCGGTGCCGCCCGCGCCTGGCTCGGTGGCGGCCGCCGCGCAAATCAAGGTTATTGCGCCGCCGCTCGAGGCCGGCATCATCCACCTCTATGTGGCCGGCCATCACATCGACTCCATCGTGGTTGGCACCACCGACACGCCGGCCACCATGGCCAGCATCATCGCAGCGCGGATCGAGGACGATCCCACGCTGCCGGTGCACGCCAGCGCGGCCGCCGATGTCGTCACCATCACCTGCAAAACGGCCGGGGTGAACGGCAACGACATCACCTTGCAGCTCAACTATTACGGCAAGGTCGGCGGCGAGGAGCTGCCGCCCGGCGTCATCCTGGTGGTGCCGCCGCGGCTCGGCCAGGGCACCGGCGCCGTGGTGGGTGCCGGCGTGCCGGATTACGATCCCGGCATTAGCGCGCTCGGCGAACACGAATACGAATACGTGGCGCTCGCGCACACCGACTCCAACACCCTGTTTGATTGGGAGCAGGAATTCGGATTCGAGGATCAGGGCCGATGGGGTTGGATGCGCCAGCTCTACGGGCACCTGTTCTGCGCCAGGCGCTCGACCTATTCCGATCACATCATCTGGGGCGAGACTCGCAACAGCGGCGTGACCTCGAGCATGGGCATCGAGCCCACCGCGGCCTCGCCGACCTATGAATGGGCGGCGGCATACTGCGCCAAAGCAGCTCGCGCGCTCACCAACGATCCGGCCAGGCCGCTGCAAACCTTGTCGCTCAACCGCATCAAATCGGCGCAGCCGCACGATCGATTCATCCTGCCCGAGCTTAACAGCATGAGCGGCGTGGGCATCGCCACGCAAAAGACCGGGCTCGATGGCGTCACCCGGATCATGCGGGAAACGACCACGTATCAGCTCAATACCTATTCGTTTTCGGACGATGCCTATGAGCTGGTCACCACGCTGGCCACGCTGGCCCGCCTCATTCGCAACCAGCGCCAGGCCATCACCTCGAAATTCCCACGCCACAAGCTGGCCAACGATGGCACCAGGTTCGGCGTGGGGCAAAAGATCGTGACGCCGAAAACTATAAAGGCCGAGCTTATTAGTCAGTATCGCATCGATGAATTCAACGGCCTGGTGGAAGATGTCACGGCGTTCAAGCAGCACCTCATTGTCGAGCGGGATCCAAATAATCCCAACAGGCTAAACGTGCTCTATCCGCCCGACCTGGTGAATCAGCTCCGCATCTATGCGGTGCTGGTACAATTCCGGCTGCAATACAATCGCGGCCAGGATCTCGAGATCATCCGATAGGACGGGGTTGCTCTGTTCCCTCGCCCTTAAACTGGCCGCGCGCTGCAATGGCGCGCGGCCTTTCTCCCCGCCCGCCGTGATGGCGCGCAATCCCACATGAAGGAGTCTCGACATGGCACAGCGCATCGCTGGCACAGCCTTTCTGAAAGTTGACGGCAACATGCTTCCTCTGCGCGGCAATTTCACCGTGAGCCCGAGCGCGGTCGAGCGCACGTTTCTCGCCGGGCAAGATTATGTGCACGGCTACCAAGAGCTGCCGAGGGTTAACTAAGCGGCCCTCGCTAAACCGGGTGAATTCGGTGGACAGCGGGCAACGCCAACACCGAGCCAAGCCGCAGCAATGCGGAAGGTGTAACGACTATCGCGCAAGCGAGTAGGGCCAAGCGGCCCGAAGCGCCCGGCCCGTCGCAAGACGGTGATGAGATAGTCTCCTCTGCACGGTCGAACGTGCAGCAGCGCGCAAGCGCGGTGACGGATTAGCAACCCGTTGCGAAGATAAGGCCCATGGATCGAAGGCGATGTTTCCTCAACGCCCGATGTCTCGATGGAGGATCTCGAGGCGATGGTCGAGGTCACCGTCACCGCCGAGCTGGCAAACGGCAAGGTGTACGTTTTGAAGGAAGCCGGTTGCAAATCCGCGCTCGAGAACAACACCCGTGAAGGTCAATTCCGGGTGCGGTTTGAAGGCACCACCTGCGAGGAAATCAACACCTAACGCGCGACTCGAGTTGAGTCGCTTTAGAGGAGGAGCGACGAATGGATGACCGCACGAAAGATCCGACACCGACATTTAGCGACCTGCCGCCCGATGAGGAAAACAAGCCGGCCGATTTGTCGATGGATGAGGCGCCGGTCGAGGAGCATGCTTTCGACCAGGTGTTGAGCAAACCAATACAGGCGCACGGCGATGAGCTGCGCGAGCTGCATTGGCGCGAGCCCACCGGCGGCGATATCGAAATGGCGGGCAATCCGGTTTATCTGGATTTCTCCGGCGCGGCGCCATCGATCACATTCAACGAAAAGAAAATGGCCGCGATGATGTCGCGCCTTTGCGGCGTGCCACCGTCGAGCATTCGCATGCTCACGGCGAAAGATTGGAATGCGGTCGCGTGGAAAATGTTCCGTTTTTTTACGCCACCAGGGGCATGAGCAACCCTGAAAGCATCGTGCTCAATTGCTATGAGCTGGCGAAATACTATCACGTTGATCCCCGCGTGTTTCTCGAGCAGGGCGTGAGCGCAATCGAGCGCCATCGCTACTGGACCGAGAAGCTAGTGGACAAGATCCGCGCTGCCCAAGAGGCCGAGGCGCCATCGGATGGCTGACCAATCGATAGAAATTAGACTCATCCTGCGGGATGAAATGTCTAAGGCGCTGGCGCCGATCGAGCAGCAGCTCAAACGGATCAGCGAAACGCGAGTCGACCGATTCCATGGCGCAATGGATCGGCTCGCGCCCGCCGTGCGCGTGGTGCATCGCGAGCTTTCGACGCTCTCGCGCCTCACGCTCGGCGGCCTGGTCGGCGGTGGCGTTATCGCCGGCCTGGCCACGCTCACCAAGTCGCTGCAGGACATGGCAGCGCAAAACATTCAATTGCGCTACACCGCACAATCGCTCGGTGTCTCAACCAAATTCCTCGAGGACTATAAGGCGGCGCTGGTCGGCCTCGGCGAGTCACCCGAGGCGGCGGCCGGCAGTCTAAAAAAATCGCTCGAGACACTCGACGAATTCATGGTGAAGGGATCCAAGTCATCGCTCGGATCCTTCCTTAAGGAAAGCATCGGCGGCCCGCAAATCGCCGGCCAGCTCCGCGACATCATCGCCAAGCAAGGTGAGGAGGCCGGGCTAAAATTTCTCATCAATGTTGCGAAACGAATTACCGACCGCAAGGGCCGTGCCGAATTCCTGCGCCAGGCCGGCCTGCCCTATTCGGCCCTCGGCATCGACAAGATGCTTTCGCAATTGCCCGAGCGCCTCGAGCTTTCCACCGAGCAGGTGGATGCGATGGCGATTGCAAACATGCAGCTCGAGCGCCATTCGGAAAACATCAAACAGATCCTCGCCGGGGCAATGCTGCCCGCCATTACCGCCATCACCAAATCACTAAGCGAATATCTGCAGACCGAGGCCGGGCAAAAGTTTTCCAAGCAGCTCGGCGAGATCGCGGGCGATGTTAGCAAGGCGATAAGCACCTGGATCAAAGAGGGCGGCCTCGAGTCGGCGCTCAAAGCATTGGAGGCGGCATTCACCGCTGCCGATACTGTTATCAAAGGCATCGGCCTAAGCTGGCCGCAGGCCATCGGCGTGCTGGTCGGGATCAAATTCGCAGCCTGGTTGATTGATGTTGCGGCCGGCCTCACCGGGATCTCTAAACTGGCATGGGTGCTGCGCCTGCTGCCACTCGTCGCCATGTATTTTGGCGCGAAATGGTTCCGCGACCTGGTCGACACCGAAGGCCGGCAAAAAGAGGCGCTCGAGAAACATCCGGGCAAGTTGAGCGATCAGCCAGGCCTCACCGATGAGCAAAAGAAAAACCTCGATGAGCTGCAAAAATCCTGGCCGATGATTGTGCCTAAGCCGCAAAAGCAAAGCGGCGAGGGCAAGCCGCAAACCGAGCAGGAGCAGCGCGCGGCCGCGGCCACCGATGCCAATGAGCGCAAGGCCCTAAACGATAAGCTCGAGGAGCTGGCAATAGGGACCGGCCACCTCGCCGACTACCTCGGGCAAACCGCGATCGGCGGGCCGGAGGGCACGCCAGGCGAAAGCGGCCTCGGCGCCGGCCTAAGCCGCGGCGCTTATCAAACCATGTTCAACCAAGGGCCGATGGTCGGCCAATATGAGCGCATCGTGCAGGCGGCCGAGGCGCATGGTGTTTCGCCATCGCTGCTCGCCGGCATCATGTCATTTGAATCAAAGCAGCCAGGCGGCCCGTTTGGAATGAGCCGCGTCATTCTCGCCAACATGAATCCCGGCGGGCTCATGGTGCGCGGCGGCAAGCAGCATATGAAATTTCCCGATATCGGCGCCGGCATCGATAAGACGGCGCAAACCGTTGCGCGCAATCTTGCCATCGGTGGCGGCACATTCGAGGGGCTGGCCGAATCCTATTCACCATCGAAAGGCGGCCAGGCCTCCAACGATCCCGGCAACACCAATCGGCTATGGCCGAGCCTGGTTACCAAATTCACCAACCAGCTCACCGAGCGCGGCTATGATCCGGGCGGGCTGCAGGACGCCGTGCCTAGTGGCGGCGGCCAGGGCGCCGGTGGCGGCGATACCATCATTAAGGCGCTGGCCGGTGACGGCGGCGGCGGCATGAATGGGAGCGCGAGCATCGACATCGATGTGGGCGGCCTCGGCCAGCCGGCGCGGGATCCTAGTTCGCTGTTCAAGCCGCAACCGCTCGACGGCGCGGTGCAAATGCAAAACGCAACGCAGCCGCAACACAATCCTTTGAGCTTTCAATAAATGGCATCGCGCGTTCCAACCGTTGAGATCATCATCCGCGACGAAGTGTCGGCGGGTGTGGAACGCATGCGCCAGCGCATGCGCGCCGAGGGCGGGCGCGAGTGGTTCAAAGGAATGGAGTCGGGCCTGGCCTCGGGCCTGCGCGTGGCGCAGCGGGTGCGCAATGAGCTTGGGAGTATTGTTCGACTAACCGGCGCGGGCGCCTTCCTCGGCGGCGGTGTGGTCGCTGGCATAGTCAAGATCACGGAGTCGCTCGGCAACCTATCGCGCGAAACGCTGCAGATGAATGCCACCTCTGCATCGCTCGGCATAACCGTCAAAGAATTCGACAAGCTCATATCGCGCGGCATGGCGGTGGGGCTCACCGCCGAGCAATCAAAGGGGCAAATCGCTGGCCTCGCCAAGATCATCGATGAGCTGGCGGTTAAGGGGGTGAAGGCCGGCCGGTTTGCGGAAATCTATAAGAGCATCGGCGGCCCGGAATTCCTGCAGCGGGTGCGGCGCGCAACGCTAACCGGCGGCACGCAAGCGGGCATCGAGGAATACATCCGCGGCATGAGCCAGGTGGTCGACCGCCGCGGCCGATCATTCATCGCCGATTTTGCCGGCATGTCACCGGCCTGGTCGAAGGCGCTGCAGGTCGATGAAAAGGCGCTGGTCGATTCAATTCATGTGCCCGAGGAGGAGGCGCAAAAGCTAAACCTCGAGCTGGTCAAGCTGCAAATCACGCTCGAGAACGTCAAGAAAACCGCGGCAATTGCTGTGCTGCCGGCGATGACCGAATTAGTCGCGGCGTTCGATAAATTCGTTTCCGGGCCAGGCGCCGCGGTGGTCAAGCAATTCGGCGAATGGCTGGCCTCGCTTAACATCGATTGGAAGGCCGTTTCCGCTGGCATCACCAGCATCATCGAGGCGCTCACTAAATTTTTCACCGGGCTGGATCCTATCGTTCAACAAATCGGCGGATGGAAAACCGTCATCGGCACCGTGGCCGGCGCGGCCGTGCTCGGCCTGCTGGTGACGCGCCTCGGCGCTATCTCTGCCGGCCTGCTGGCGATCGGCGCCGCCGCGTGGGTGGTGCCGCTGCTCGGGATGGGCGCATTCACCAGCATGGGCACCGGCGGCGGTGGAGCGATGCCAGGCGGCGCAGCCGGCGTGCCAGGCGCAGCCGGCGGGCCATCGGGGCCGGCGGTGCGCGGGCCTGGTGGTGGCGGTGGCAGCGGCCAGCCAGGCGCGCCGCAGCCGACACCAGCACCGGCGCCAAATCCCGCACCCTATGGCCGCGATCGGCGCGGCCGGCCCTATCCGGCGCCGCAGGAAACCCAACCAGGGAGGCGCAGCGACCTCGGCGATTTAGATCCCGAGAATGCTGCGCCCTATCGCGTGGCCGGCGGCTGGCAACCTCCACCTGGTTACTTGAAAGCCGGCGACACCGAGGAGCTGCGCACCACGGTGGCCACGGTGACCGACAACGTCACGCGCCTGGCGCAGAACATCGCGGCCCTCGGTTTGAATACCGATGCCTCGGGCGCCGGGCCGATGGCGGGGTTTGCCGGCCGCGTCACCAGCGCGCCGCCTGGCGGTGGTGGGCCGCGCCGGGCCTCGAGCGGTGGGCCTGGTGGCCGAACGCGCAGCAGCTCGCCGGGCAGCTCGGCCTCGCCGCGGCCGGCGCGCGTGACCGACACCACGGTGTCACCCGCGGATGATGAATTTAGGATCGGGCAAGGCCCGCTGCCGACCGAGGCGCAATTGAGCGACAAATCGGTGCCGGCCGGCCGTCGATTCAACAACCCGTTTAATATGTGGCACGACAAATATGCTGCGCAGCAGGGTGGCGTGCCGGGCAGGAAGATCACGCCCTATGACACGCCCGCGATTTTCCCGAGCGGCCAGGCCGGCGCTGCGGCCGTCATCCGCAAAATGCTCGAAAGCCCGCTATATGCAAATAAAACGATGTGGGATCTCATCGGCAAATGGGTGAGCCACGGCACGCCTGGCGGCTATGCGCCCTGGATCGAGCAGCAAACCGGCATCCCGGTCAACACGCGGATCACCCGCGAATTTTTGATGTCGGATGATGGCCTGAAATTCCTCAAGGCCATGGCGCGCTATGAAACAAAAAGCTCGGAGGAATATCCGCTCACCGATGAGCAATGGCGAGCTGCGCGCGATGCCGGTGCACGCATCAAACGCGGGCAGCAGGTGCCGCCAGCCAATCCGAATGTGCCGCCGGCAGATCCAAAAATTTCGCCGGCCAATCCGCAACCCAACACGACCGGAAGCCCGCCCGAGGGCCTGGTTTCGCCGGTCACCGGAAAATTCGGCGAGAATCAATCCAACGTGTACGGCGCAGGGCGGCGTGGTGGCCGCCCGCATTCCGGTGTTGATTGGCGTGCCGAGGATGGCTCGCCGGCCGTGGCGATGACCAACGGGGTGGTGACCGAGGTTGGCTATAATCGCGGCGGTTATGACCACTATGCTGTGGTGAAGGGCACCGATGGCGTTTACCGACGCTATGCCTACCACGGCCGGAGTCTTGTGAGCCAAGGCCAGACCGTTACGCAAGGAATGCCGCTCGGCATTATCGGCCGGCGACATTTGCACTATGAGGAAATTCACCCGACCTTGCCGAACGGTCGGCCCAACCCGGTATATCAGGCGCTCGAGCGCGGCCAGCATCCGAGCACAAGCTGGCAACGCGGCACCACGGATCCGCGGCAGTCGCTCAATATGCCATACGGCACGCCGGTGAGCGCCGGCCAACCATTGCCCGGCAGCGTGAGCGAAAAGGAAAAGCAGGAGCGAGCGCAAAGAGACTTTGACGAATACCTGCGGAAGCAGCGGGCGAACGAAGCCGAGCGGCCATCGTTTGCAGCTCGCGCTCGCGCCGGCCGGCTAAAGCTCGACATTAACCTGCGCGGCCCGCGCGGCGTTAAGAGCGCCATTCGTGACAGCAGCGGCGGCGTGAGCACCACCATCAATCGCGAAATGGATCCCACCGGCGGCGGCCGGATCCAATCGCCGGCCTAAACCATGGGCAGCATCCGCGACATTAGAAACGTATGGCGTGACAACCTGGTGCCGGCGAGCTTTCGCGGTGCGGTGTTTCACGTTGAGACATCGAGCCGGGCGAGCGGCCGGCGCACCGTTCTGCACCAATACCCGAAGCGCAATATTCCTTATGCCGAGGACATGGGGCGCGAGGCGGTGCGGTGGAATTTCAACGGCTATCTGATCCTGCGCGACAAGGGCATTGGCGGGAATCTGCTTTCGCAAATCGGCAACCTGCTCGGCGCGCTCGAGGCCGATGAGGCCGGCATGCTGATTCATCCGACGCTCGGCGCCATGCTGGTGCAATGCGAACGCTACAGCTACAGCGACAAGCGCACGGCCGGCGGCTATGTCGAATTCGATATGCAATTTGTCGAGGCCGGCATGCCGGCGAGCGCCGGGATCATGGATGCTGGCGCCAATCTGACCGACAGCGCAGGCGCAGCCGAAACCAGCGCGAGCAGCTCGATGAGCACCGCCACCGGCACGCTCGCGCCAGGTGGTGGCACCGCGGGCACGATACCGCCATGAGCGTTAAAACCGAATTTCAAGAGATCGATGAGATCGTGGCGCGCACGCTCGCAAACCTGCTCGCATTCACCGGCAAGGAAGGCCGGGCCGGCGCCGAGCTGCGGCTGCGCGCGGGCGACATCATGGCGCGCGGCTCGCTCTACATCATCGACGGCACGTTTGCCGGCCGGCTGCTGCAATGCTTTAGCCTGGCCACCGCCTCGGGCATCACGCTCATGTGGATGGATCGAGTCATTGCCGGCCTGGTCAATGAAAAGCCGACCGCGCTCACCTCCACCTCGGTGGTGCAGAATTGCCTCATCTATGCCCTGGCGCAGGAAGCCCGGATCATTCGCGCAACGCCGTTCGGATCGCGCGACGATGTCGACGCCACCATGCGCCGCATGGTCGGGTGGTTTGAAACCATAAAGCACATCATCGCCGACACCATGAGCGGCCCGGCCTATCAGGCATTCATCAACCTATGCGCGGCCATCACGCGCTACCTCACCGACACCGCCAGGCCGCTGCCGCGCATGCTCGGCTATGAGCTGGCCGCCACCATGCCGGCGCTGGCGATAAGCCAATACATCTACGGCGAGGGCGACCGCAGCGATGAGCTGGTGACCGAAAACAAGATCGTGCACCCGGCATTCATGCAACGCACGTTGCGGGCGATGAGCGCGTGAGCCATGGCGTTCAAAGCGCAGGAGGTCGCAGAGGTAACCATAAAGGGCCAGCGTTTCCGCGATTGGGAATCGGTGCAGGTCAAGCTCGCCGAGGGCGAATCCAACAACACGTTTAAGCTGACGGTGTCAGAGGGCAAACCGCTCTCGAGCAAATTCGCCGACCTGCAGATCCGACCAGGTGACCATTGCACCATCACGCTGGCCGGCCAGCTCGCCATCACCGGCTACGTCGAGACTCGCCAGGTGGCCTACACCGCCGAGCAGCACGGCATCGAAATCATCGGCGTGAGTCATACTAAGGCGCTGGTCGACGGCACGGCGATGACCAAAAACGGCAACGAGTTTCGCGACAAGCCTTGGAAAAAAATTGCCGATGAGGTCGCAAAGCCAATCAAGGTGGTGGAAAAAACCGGGTTGAATAACATGCCATTTCGGCGCGCCTCGATCCCGCCTGGCATGAGCAAGTTTGATTTTCTCGAAATGCTGGCGCGCCAGCGCGGCATCACCTTGGGCACCGACAAGGAAGGAAACCTAACCGCGCGAATGGCGTGGACCGGCGGCGGCACCAGCCTGGTGGAGGGAGTCAATATCCTCGAGGGCCGCGAGGTGATGACCATCAAAGGCGGCGGCGGGCCGAATGACACCACCAACCAAGAGCCCGGCTATGATCTGCGCACGTCAATTGCCAAGGGCACGCACGGCAATAAGAGCAGCTCAACCTCGAATGTGAGCACCGGCGGCAAGGGTGTCCCGGCCGTCAATCGGCAACCGGCCGAAATGCCCGGCACGAAAGCCGAAACCGAGGGGCGCAACAAGATGGAAAGCAACCAGCGCGGCGCCGAGCAGCTCCAAGTCACCATCGTGGTGCAGGGCTGGCTCAAACCTGGCGGCGGCGGGCTGTGGGCGCCAGGCGAGAAAGTGCACGTCAAATCGCCGATGTTGATTGTGGATGAGTCGCTCGATCTGGTGAGCGCAACGTTTACGCAAGACAACAAGAGCGGCACGCGCACCACGCTCGAGCTGAAACGGCCGGGCGATGATGACAAGGACGGGGATAAGACCGAAGGCAAACATGATGTGCGCACCGGCAACACGTCGACATCGACAACACCATCGGCACCGCCGCGCACCGGCACGCCAGGCGGCGATACGCCATTCTAAAGAGGAGGGATTAACAACATGGTGACACGCACAAGCCTGCGCAACGCATCGCAACGCGCGCAAAGCTATGCCTCGCGCGCCACGCTGCGCGAGCTGAATTCAAAACCGCAATGGGCCGAGGCCAAATTTATCGATGTGTTCCCCGGCGAAACCGCAAGCGATGTGGAATACGCCGAGAACTACGGCGGCACCTCGGTGCCGGCCAAGCAGGATGAGGAGGAGGACAAGGAGCAGCCGCAACAGCAGCAGCAGGCGGGTGACGGTGGGAGCGGCACGCCAGGCGAGGAGAATGAGCAGCCGAAGGGCGATGCCGCCGAGGCCATCGTGCTCTACCTCAACGGCTCGCGCTCGCATCCGGTCATCATTTCGGTCGGCGACCGCCGCCACCGGCTGCTCGAGCTTGAGGAGGGCGATGTCGCACAGCACCGGCTCAAAGATGACCGGCAGCAAATGCTCTATTCCAAGGACGGCACCTATATCTCAACCCGCTCGGATAAGGTGATGCGCATCGCGCTGGTGGAAAAGCAGAGCGACCAGCAGCAAACGCCAGCGCAGCAGCAGCAGGCCAACGGTGCTGGCGGCGGCACGCAAAAGAAA